CAACGATGCTACTCTCAACATTCAGTGCTTTATCTAAATCATCGTAATTATTTTTCATAATATTATATATCTATTTGTCTTGTAGGACTTGATTCTTTAGAGTCACTAAAAAATGTAGTTGTTTCATTAAATCCAAAATTATCCTCAGGTCCGGCAGTGATTGGGTCTGGAGTAACTGAATATCTAACTTCTCGTTTTGCAGTTTGAGTGCTTGTTCCAGAATGTTGGTCAACGGTGACTTTTCTAATGAGTCCATCAGTAGTATCTGCAACTGGACCAAACAGATAAGTTTTTGCAGTAAAATTTAAAGTGTATATCAGTGCCCTTCTAGTTTCAAAGGATCCTTCATAATCATCTTGGAATGAAATATTTTCTAAAACTATAGGTATGTCTCTTTTTTCTCCAATAGAACTCACTAAATCAACTGTCAGATTAAATGATGGTTGGAAGAATGGAAGTATTTGTTCAATAATCTGTAAAGCATCATCATTTAATTTACTAAAAATACTCAACTCAAATCCAATATTATAAGGAACTGGCATAAAAACTTTCTTCAAATTTGTTCCGTCGCTTGCTTTGAAAGTTTGAGTTATACCGGACTTTCTTGTAGGATCATACTGAATGTTTGTCATCTCAAAAGACATTCTTGGTAGAGTGATGGCAACTGCTTTTGATAACTCTGCCTGCTCTTGAATTTTTGCAAGAAATTTTTGTTGTGGTCCATATGCTAAACCTACTTTAATATCATCAAGAATTGTTCCATCGGATTTTTTATGTTTAATATTAATACCATTAAACAAAGTTCCGAAAGAAATGATTGTCTTTCTTATAATCTCATGATAATAATAGGTTCCTAACATTAATACTCTCCAAAGGGATTACTTTCACTAAAATCTAATAGCGAATCTGCTTCCAATTCAATTTCTTCATTAGATTCAAAAGTTTGATCATGACTATTGAGATCATGAGTCTTTACAATGTATGTAGCAGTTGATATACCTCCAACAATTGTTTCTCCATCAAAGAACTGACCACTATTTAATGCTACTCTGAGTATAGGTTGCTTAATATAAACATTCTTGGTTGGATCAGAAGCAAATCTACCCACACCAGATTTATAATCTTTAACAATCGCAGTTACTCCAGAACTTTGTCCGGTGACTACTTCATTGTAAACAAAAGTTCCAATACCAGCAGTTGGTGTAGAGAACGTAAGATTTATTGGACCAGAAGTATAACCAATTCCAGAATTAAGTATTCTCACACTATTAATTCCGGCACCAATTGATGCATCAAATACAGGATTAAGAACAGCAGTATTGATCCCTGAAGGTGGGGAATCAATCGTGATGATTGGGGTGGAAGAATATCCAGTGCCACCAGCACCAGTTATAGCAACATTTTGAACTCCAAAGGTAGTAGATATGGAGCAAGTTGCTGCAGCACCAGATCCTCCACCGCCAGAGATTGTAATTATAGGTGGAGTTGTATATCCAGCACCAGCATTTGTCATCTCAAGTCTGAATATTGATGTAATATTAGCTCTTTCAGTTGTAATTGCAACTGCAGATGCTTTTTGCCCTCCATCTGGCGCATCTGAAAATGTAATTGTGGGTGTGGAAGTAAAACCAGACCCGTCATTATTCAGGAATATTTCAGTAACACGACCACTAGATACACCAACAGTTGCCGTGGCAGTTGTTGCAGAACCAACAAGTGTCAGCGTTGTTATGTACCCCTCATCTTCAACAGTATTGTCAACTTCTTCGATACTAGTATCAATAAGTTCATTTTCATACTCAAACAATTCGCAACTTAAATCATAAGTATAAAGTGTTCCCAATTGATAAAATGGTTTTTCATGCTCTACTCTTTTTACCTCAAATAATCTTTCTCCAAGAGGAAAATAAATTAAATCACCTTCTTTTGGTCTAGAAACCAAATCACCAAAGGTAAATCCAGTAATTTGACCTTCCCTAATACCGGAAGAAATTCCCTCTAAAAATGGGGAGATAAATTCTTCAAATCTCTCCCTAGATATTGTCAAATTTATTTCATTTTTCAATCTTAAACCAAACTTGGTCATTATATCACTATCTGGTGTATAACCATCAACATTATTTAAATATACTTCAATCAAAAAACTATCATCAAACTGAGAAGATTGAATTTCTTTAATTATATTGTCAGTTTTTAATATTTTTCTTGGTAAATAATATACTTCTATCCCATAAATTTTTAGATGCTCATTTACTAAATCTTGCATGAGCGATTGCTCATTTGGACTACCTTGTAAGAAATAAGAATTTAATACCATAATAATTATCCGATAAAATCAAGAGGTGGTAATTCATATTCATAGGACATTCTTTGTTTTATATCATCCAGTTCTCTTATAGCATCATCATATAACTCTCTCCCATTTAATTCAATTCCTCCAGGAAGTTTTGCTCCCCTAAATTTTAACAAATTTTGTCCCCATTGTTTTTTTATGAGAGCAGTTAAATATTTTTTCAAAAAACTATCATTATAAACATTCGTAAATGTATCGGGATCCAAAATTCTATGACAATCAATAATTAGAAAGGTGTCTTTTTTCTCAGATTTCCAATCAATATCCAAATACAATCTATTTTGTCTTTTATTAAATCTAATTTGTTTATCAGTGCTAAGTAAAAATTCAATGTCTTCCAAATATGTTTTGACCATTGAGTATTGAAGAAGTTCAATTGAATTAAACTGATATACATCATTCAAAAATAACTGATATTTTATATTAAACATTCCATCTGATAGTGTGCTACTATCAAATTTAAAAATTTTTTCAATTCCAATAACTGAATCTGGAACTTGAATAAAATTGGAATTTTCAAAAAAGTTATTAGTTACATTTGACATACCACTAACGTTGGTGGTAATTCCAGATGTTGTTACAATACCTACAGTATTAGTTCCACCAACTTGAGCAGTTCCTCTATTAATATCGTCCTCAGTAAGTTTATACTTGAGATACATTCTCTCAACACCATCAAAATGGCGTTCCTGAAAATATTGAAGAGCATCATCAACTAGGTCATCTAGTTGATCATCATCTATATTGATTTCCAATACAGGAGCTCCCAACTGCCTCAGTGAATAATCAACTAGTTCTTGTCTGCTTGCTGGTTTTGCCATCAGTAGATTCCTCCATCGATAAGTCCGGCATCAAGTGTTCCTGTAACATTTACATTGGTAGAGAATGTTGCCACTCCAACAACATCCAATCCACCGGCAGTGATTCTTACGTCATCATTGAAGATAGAAACACCTCCAAATGTTGATATTCCTGCAACATTAAGTTGATCTAGATTAGCACCACCAACTACATCTAATCTATTGTTAGCATCTATTAGTGAACTGAAGGTTGCAACACCGGCAACATTGAGGTCATCTACTTGAGTATCACCATCAACATCCAATCCTGCATTAATGTCTACAGCACTGCTGAATGTAGAAACACCAGAGACATTTAAAGTAGTGCTATCTAATTGTCCTGTTACTGTTATACCAATTCCTGATGTTTCAAATCTCTTTGTATTATTATAATAGAGTTCTACTGCTCCATCATCTCTGAAGAAAGCAAAGTCTTCATCAGTTGCTTGATTCAGTAGTCTGATTGTATCACTACGAAGTTGTAACTGACCAGAACCAGCATTCTGAATGATACCAGTTCCATTAGAGGCGTGATAAATCTGTAAGTCATTACCATCACCCATATTGATTTTATCATTATCACCAAAGAAGGCGCTTGTTCCAAAGGATACATTGCCTGTTAAAGTAGATACACCAGTTACATTCAGTTGATCTAAATTAGCACCACCAACTACATCTAATCTATTATTAGCATCTATTAAAGAACTAAAAGTTGCAACTCCTGCAACAACTAACTCATCTACATCTAACTGACCATCAATGTCTATTATTCCATTAATGTCAACCGCACCAAGTGTAGTAATGCCAGATACATTTAGTTGATCTAAATTAGCACCACCAACTACGTCGAGACGAGCATTGGCATCAATAAGACCAGCAAATGTTGATACACCAGAAACATTTAAGAGATCGGTTTCTGTGCGTCCAGTGATATCGACACCTTCAGCAGTGGTGGCAAATTTCTCATTGCCATTATAATATAATTTTACATCTTCATTCTTAGTAGCTTTAAGATATCTCTCACT